GCGCAGGAGCGCACTTATTTTAATTAAGAGCGTCCTGTAAGATTGGATGCTCACCATTATTCAATCTTTAAAAAGGATTAATTATGTCTGTTACAAGTACAAACTACTCGGGTGAGAATAATACCTTTCTTACCCCCGACGTTATCGCACGAGAAGCGCTCATGATTCTTGAAGGCGATATTGTTGCACCTCAGGTCATGAACACCTCTGCAGCCGCAGACTTCACCGGAAGCAAGGTTGGTGACACAATTCGTGTAAGGCGCCCTGCGTTTTTTGGAGTTGATGATTACAGCAGAACTGCTGGTGGATCAGAGGCAATCAAAGTTCAGGATGCGAATGAGACTTCTGTCGATTTGAAAATTGAGCATCATTTTGATGTATCTTTCGAAGTATCTTCAAAGGAATTGACACTCAGTGTTGATGATTTCAATGGTCGACTTCTTCAACCTGCTATGTCTGCTCTTGCTCAAAAGATTGACAAGTATGCTCTTTCTAAGATTGGTGATCTTGGAGGATTTGCTTTCTCAACCGATTATGGATCACCAGATTCTTTGGCGGATATGGCTGCTATTGTTGAAAAACTCAACAAGCAAAAAGTTCCTCAGCGTAACAGGAAGATGATTGTATCCCCTGCTATGCAGACTCAAATCTATACCATCACTAATTTTGTCCAGGCAAACTTGAGTGGAGATGCTACTTCACCAGTTAAAGAGGCGGCACTTGGTCGTTTCATGGGCATGGACATGATGATGGCACTAGAGCTTCCAACTCATACCGCTGGAGCGTATGTAACTGCAGGCACTGATATGGCAGTTGCAATTAATCAAGGTTCATCTCCAGCAGGTTATACAGAGGGGACCACAACCATTAATCTTGATGGTGGAGACGGTTCAGGAACTCGCGCCCTTGCGATTGGTGACACACTACAGATCACATATGCTGATGGTATTGTTCGTGATCATAAGGTAACAACTGCCACCGCAAGCGGATCTGGAGCATTTGCAAGCGTTGGAATCTCCCCCGGATTGTATGGAGTAGACGCCGCTGCAGTGGATCAGGGTTCACCTGCTGTTGTAGCAAATGATGCTGTTGTCACAATCGTTGGTGGTAGCGGATCTGTTTCTTCGTACACATTAGGTGGTGCTTTTGTACCTGAGGCTTTCCAGCTAATTTTTGTTCCTCAGCCCGCCCCAATGGGACCTGGAACAAGTGCTGCTACCGTTTCTTACAACGGTATGAGCCTTCGTGTCCTTCAGACTTTTGATCATGTTAAAAAGCGTGATCTTATTTCTGTTGATGCTATGGTTGGTTGTGCTGCTGTTGACGCACGTTTGGGAGCGAGAATCGCCTCAACTGACGGTTAATAGTTCTTAAATATAGGGGCGTTCTCACGCCCCTTTCACACTTAATTTTTCTACGGATAATTATGTCTTTAATTACTATGTATAAACCTTCAGGTTTTGAGGTCAAGGTTGGTGGAGCGCAAGTTAAAGAGATGCTCGCCAAGGGCTGGACTTTCGAAAAAAAAGAATCAAGCCCTGCTCCTAAGTCGACATCGACTAGATCTTCTTCTAAGAAGGAGTAAATAGATGGCCCTTGATGCAACAGTTAAGGGCGCATCTTCAAATTCGTACGCTACAAGAGCAAATGCCAATACTTATTTTGGTGATAGACTTGGTGTAGCTACTACTTGGGATGGTGCCTCGGATGCAAACAAAGACGCATCTTTAATAATGTCTACGCGATACCTTGACAATATGATGTATCGTGGAGAGCGGACTACAACCACCCAAAACTTATCATTTCCTCGTCAATTCCTTAGAAATCCTGATTCTACTGCCGTTTTTTGGGGGCAACAACTTAGACTTAGGACTGATTATTTTGACGAGAATGTGATTCCAGATAGAATTCTTTTTGCAACTTATGAACTGGCATTCAGATTACTTTCTGATAATGAACTTCTAGGCGATCCTTCTCTGCGACAATTCAAGAAGGTTGACGTTTCAGGAGTTATTGCTATCGAGCTTGATAGGCAAGGGCTATCCAGGGTAATTGACCGTCAAATTTTGCACTACATAGGACCTCTTCTTAAGTCTGGAGATCCTAGTTCTGTTAAGATAAAGAGATAATGTCTGCATTAAATACAATTGTTGATGACCTAGTTACTAAGGTTTTCGATAATACTCTTGTGAGTGCAGCAGAGTTATCTATTTCTGCAACATATAAAAGTGTTGTTACTGGATCTTACAATCCCTCTACTGGATCAATAACTCGAACAGAGTCAGACATTGCTGTAAAAATTATAAAAAGGAATGAGAATACCACGGGGATTGGTGGGATAAGCGGAGTTTCTCAGGCAAGCAATACTTCATCAGGTAATGAAAATATTGACTACCTTGAGTTTCTTGTGAGGCCTGTCAGTGGGGTTCTCCCAAATCAGGGAATTGATGATGAGCTTACAGTAGATAGTAAAGTCTACAAAATACTTGATGTCCAATCGGTAAATATGGGGAGTACTAGGATACTCTATAAGATAAAGGCAATTGGATGAAATTTGGATTTATTGCTTATGCTAATGGACACCATTCAGGTATGCGGACTTTCGATCCTTCTGCTGATACTTATCAGCAACAATATGCCCAGGTTGTAGCACCTCAATCAGCGGGGATAGAGGATATACCACAGATGCTCTTAGACCAAGGTCTGATTGGAGCGGCACTGCTACTTTGCGGAGTTATTATCTGGAAGTTGGCTAAGAAAATGGAAGTTATGAATGACAAGATACTTGATCTAGTTCAGCATGACTCAGAACTGAAAGCGAAACTTGTAACACACATGGAAGGTGTGGAACGTGAACTTGAGAGAATAAGGCGTAACGGACATGGGTAAGTTTGTAACTTCTAAAATAAAGGGAGAAGACAATATTACCATCAACTTCTCTGACGCATTTAAAGAGATAGAGTCTGATCTAAAAGATTCTATTCGTGATGCAGCATCTGATTTTTTCAGGGAGTGTGTAAACGGAACTCCTGTGGATACAGGTTTTGCAAGGTCAAGATGGAGTGCGGATCTTCTTTCTGACGTAAGAGAAGCACCAACTAAAGTAGTTACAAGTAAAGATGATGGAGTTACTTACGGATCTGCAGAAGCTACGATTCAAAAGCATCTTCCAAGAATAAACCGTTTGGGTAATAAGAATTTGAATGGGCTGAATGTCACGAATGATGCGCCTTACATAGGAAGGCTAGAAGAGGGTTGGTCCTCTCAAAACCAATATTGGGTTCGTGCTGCAGCAAAAAGACTCGCTGGTAAAATTGGATCGATAGTAAAGAGATGACAATTGAAACTGAAATACTTAATCATCTTAACTCTAATTGGTCTCAGACTCCGACTATTGCTTGGGTTAATTCAAATGTTACATTCAATTATGATGCGAACACTGAATACCTTATACCAAGCGTTGTCCTTGCGGGTAGTGACGTAAAGGAAGTCCCTAGCAATGATGGCATTGTAAGAAGGGATTTTATCCTTGGATTAAACCTGTTGATTAAGGATAATACAGGAATGGCAACTGCTAATACTTACACAAATGCGCTGAGCGCAATTTTTCATAAGAAAGATATTAGCACCACAAATTTTACATACCATTTTGATGCCTTGGAGGTATCACAAGGTTTTGGTTCAGGTGCTCATTTCGAAGTGCCTGTTGTTATTGATTTTTATGTTTTTTCATCTTAATTAAAAGGAGCTTATCATGGCTTTACCTACATCTCTTCAACGGTCTAGATCTGCTGTAGTCTATATCAAGGCAGAAACAACCGCTGGACAAATTGCGGATGCCCCTGTAGCGGGCGACGCATTTGGTCTTACTACTGTCCCAGTGATTGCACAGGCCGGAAACTATACCGATACTTCTGAGATCGGATCTGATTTGATTACTGTAGACCGTGTATTGAATTACATGGACTACTCAACTTTTGACCTTGAGTTCTATGCGAAACCTAAAGGTTCAGTTTCTGAAGCTGCATTAGCCTCTACAGGAATAACTATTGCGGGTGGCGTTGCTACAGTTGCAATGGGTGATACTACACCTTCTGGGTTGGATGCTTTAGCTGCTGGTGATACTGTTACGATTGTTGGCTCAACGGGTGTTGCTGGCCTCAACGCGGATCATATCATCACAGAAGTTAATGCGGATACTAACATTAAATTCGCAACTACTCTTTCTGGAACTGTAAGTGGAACAATCACTGTAGTTAGGAAAGTACTCACTACTCCACCAGAACACGTCATTCTTTCAAGGCTTTTTGGAGGAACTAAGTTCGGAAGTCTAGGAGGAACCTATAATGCGGGTGATTCTAGTTCAACCGGAACAACTGCGAGTAATAAAACAGTAATTTCATATTTCTTGAAAAACTCCATTGATACTGTATCTGTCCATTCTCTTCAGGAAACTGATACGACAGTTCAGTACTATGCTGGAAAGGGAGCACTACCAACTTCCTTCTCTGTCGCAATGGCAAAGGATGGTCCTCTCACAATGTCTGTTGGCTTTCAGGCAAGTAAGGTTCTCTATGCTGGAACAGCAGAAATTTCAGGATCAGGTATAACTGGTCATGCTTCTGCAGTAACCGCAACTCTTCAGGGAACTAAGCGTTATGCCAGTCAATCAGCAGTAACTGCTTCTGATGTCATGTGGTATGAGGCAACAGAGGATCAGGGCACACCTGTAAAGATTGTTTCTAATGATGGAGCAACAGTTAAAAAGACAGGACTTGAGATTGGAGCAGCACCTGATGGAGCAACAGTTTCACTTCATGGTGATTCACAGTCTCCCGCAGCAGCTTACGCAACTGGGGACCTCTTGATTCCTGATCTTCCTGACGCAACTGTCGACACAACCACTTTGATTGATCAGCGTTCTGTTCAGGTTTTCTTGACTGATGCAACTGATGGAACAAAGCATGGTTACACTCAGGCAGACAACACTCACCTCTTCCATTCAGATAATGCTCTTGACGTTACTGCAGTAAGTTTCGATTTTGATCGATCCATTACAACTCCAGGCTTAACTGAAATGACTGGTGAGAGTTTTCCTCCTGCAAGTTATCTTATCAATGAGCCTAGCATTTCAGGTTCAGTCACATTACTTCTCCGACCAAAAGACTTCCAATTCATGAATTCTCTTCGTGATGAGCCTCGAAGATCAATTGGTGTGAGAATCGGGACTGTTGAGGGCAAGATCATTGAGCTTGGAGCAGGTACTGTTCACATGGAAGTTCCAACTGCTACTGAGGCAGATGGTGCAACCTCAATCGACATTCCTTTCACCGTAGTTCGTGGTAGTGATACCAACGACAACGATGCAGATAAATTTTTCTTGAGGTACAGATAATGAAATTCAAAATCAGCTTAGGTTCTGGAATCAATGTGGATACTGATTCTGGCGCTGTAGACGGTGACGCTTCAGCAAGAAAGCAATTTCGCAGAAGACTCCCTAACTTTATGGATCTGGATTCTAAGGTTCTGATTGAGACTGTTTCATCATGGGGTTGGCCTATAAGCTCTTCCGTTGAGGAGCCGAAAGAAGAACCCAAGCCTAAGAAAAAATCTGGAGTATTCTCAAAGTCGAAAGACGATGAGTAGGATAGGCGACTAGGAGCGTTCCTCAAGGCTGCCCCATCCTTGTGTCGCCTTTGAGCAATGGGGTATCGGGGGGTGGTTTCGACTACCCCCTTTTTTTCAACTTTAGCAAATGGGGTATTTATGCCGTTAGTACCAGATAAGTTAAAAGCAAACTTTCGCATCCAATGTCCGGGTGCAGAGATGAATCCTGAATTAGCAGATGTATTTTTCGAGATGCAGCCGCTAACTCGACACCAGATGTCAAGCATTTATGAAAAGCGAATCAAAAACAACAAAGGAGTTGCGAAGTTCCTGGAGGATCAGTGGATTGCAAGCTGTATCGACTGGGAAGGGATCAACGATGAAAAAGGATCTGCGATCCTTTGTACTGACGACACCAAGAGAGAATGGTTTCGTAATCCTGCCATGCAACCTCTGATTGAGGAATTACTGGCAGAGCTTGAAAACAAGAGTCGGGAACAACTCGGGATACAGGAAAAAAACTAGAACTGCTCCTTGACCTTCACACGGGCAAGAGACCTTATACCGCAGATAGCAAGGAGCATGAAATAACTCGTGACATGATTTTTCGTCATGAGTGGTGTTGTCAGCATAGTGACATATGGAATGACACTGAGGAAGGTCCTCCGTGTGAAGTTTGTCCTCTTTATGGTCAGGAGATCGATGAGTACAATTCATTTTGTTATGAAAGGTGGAAGTATTTAGACGTAACAGGTAGAGATAGAGGTTTTGGCGAAATGCCTCTGAGAGAAGAAGCCATTGACCTTCATCTTCAGCGTTATGGGGCTAATGATCCTGATGTCTATGAAACGATATTCAGGATTGAAATGACTCTTTTTGCATTTAAGCAAGAAGAAGAGAAAAAAAGGAAAGAGAAAGAGGAGCGTAAACGTAAGGCTGAACAAGCAGCCAAGCGAGGAACTTCTCCGACTCGATCTGCTCCACGAAGAAGACGATAGATGGCGAATTATACCGCACTAGTTGATGTAAAAGTTGACCTAGGCCGTACAAATAAGGCCTTCAAGAATATTGAGGGCTCCCTCCTTAGAGTTTCTAAAGCTACAAAAGGCACAAACAAGTTTCTCGGCCAGATGGAAAAAACATTTGGCGGGATACAGAAGAGTATGTTGATTTCTGCACAGGCAGGAAGAAGCACTGTTCGCCAATTGAAGCAACTAAGTGGTGCATCAAAAACTAGCGCAGCAGATGTAGAGAAGCTGAAGAAGCAGGTTAAGACTCTGCAAACTGAATTAACAAAATTACAGGGAAAGACTAGTAAAATTGGCCCCATTTTTGCGCGATTAAATAAAATATATAAAGAAAATGCGTATCTCATACAGAGTATGACTACGGCATTTTTTGGTTTTATTCAGTATCAATTGATAGGTGGTTTAAAACGGATGACCGATCAATTTGTATTGATGAGCAACCGTGTTCGTGTTGTGAACCAAGACATGAATGTTTTTAATACAAATATGCGCAATGCTTTTACCATTGCTCAAGAAACGAGACAGCCTTTATTTACAGTTGCAAATACACTTGCCCGTATAGGTAGAAACTCTGCAAAGTTGAGAACAGACTTCACTAGACTTGCACGGATTACTTCTACTATTGGTAAATCTTTCCAGATTGCTGGTGCGACGATTGAAGAGGCAAACAATGCGATGATCCAGTTGTCACAAGCTTTTGCATCTGGTCGGTTGCAAGGCGATGAACTTCGCTCTGTTCTTGAATTAGCACCTAGACTTGCACAAGCCATATCTAGTTCGATTGGTATCACTGTTGGCCAGATGAGGCAGTTTGCTAAAGAAGGCAAGTTGACAACTAAAGTTTTAGAAGCAGCGATAGTTGAAGCCTCTGATGCTGTTGATAAAGAGTTTAAGAGCATCCAAAAGACAATTGGTCAAGCAATGACCCAAGTCAACAACTCCCTAACTATGGCTGTTGGTAGTATTGATAAGGTTACAAAAACCAATAAAGCCTTTGCAGATGCCTTTACTAGGATATCAAAAGCAATAGATCGTGCAGGAAAGAGCACAGGCGGAATTAAATTTGCTGAGATGTTAAGAGGGATTGCAAATAATTTTGAATTAATTTTAATTGCTGGTGGTTCAATAGTTGCGACAGGGGTTCTTTTTGCAATTGCAATGGGGTTTAAAGCTATTGTTGTTTCATTAGGTCCTGTGAGCCTTGGTCTTGCTGCAGTATCTGCGGCACTGACTACATTAGGATTCTCATATTTTAATTTTGGAGAAATCGCGAAACCTGTTTTGGAAAATGTTACAGGCTCCAATGCTGAGCAATTAGCAAAACTAAAACAGCAAGTTCAGGATTTCACTCGTTTCATTGATCAGGAAAACAAGAAATTAGCCGAAGGTCCTGGATTTCTTCAAAGATTTTTGATCCAAGTTGGGAGATCAGGCATGGCTAGTGGTGCATCTTTGTTGGACCCAGGTCGTGCTAATTTAAAGGGAAGCAAACCTAAAGATTTAACACAGGCAGAAAAAGAAAGAGAGAAAATTCTTCAACGTATTGCAGATTTAGAGAAACGTATTGCTATTCAAAAAGCAAACCAAGCCCAATCAGCAATGGATCTATTTCTTGCAGAGGGGCAACGTGCTGCAACTATTGCTCAACAATTAGCGGCACAGTCTGGCATAGGTGCCGGGTTGATAAGGGATCAAAGAAGAGGTAGAAGTCGTGGTGGGTCAGACCCAACAGGTCTAGCAAAGGTTACTGCAAGACAAAGTTCTGCTCAGAATATAAGAGGGGAGATTGTTAGGATTTTAGAAAAACAGTTTAGTGTTAATCTCCCAG